CGTGAGCAAACTTACCAAAATCGCCGTGAACCAACGGCCCATAGGTCTGCTCATACGACTTTGCCATCGGCGCGATGATCTCGTGCCCAGTATGCTGGAAAGCGAACGGATCTTTACCGCGTAAAGTTCTACCGGGCGCATCCTTGATATCTTCGCCCACAGCTACGCCAGTCTTCGCAAGGCCTGCTGGCATGCCGTAGATAGCGCTAGAGACGTCGTTCAGGAGGTTATGAGTGACGCCGGTGATGCCACCAGACTTGTGAGTAGCTGAGGTGATGAAGCCTGCTAGTTTGGGGTCCATCCCCAGAGCTTGCAGTGCCTCATCGTGGTTGGTGCCCGTGCTCTTAGCATCGCTCACGAGCTCTTTCTGGAGCTGACCGTTTTCTACGGGCGTCAACTCTAGGAGCTGTTTGGCTGCCTGGTTGGCTTTCAGTCCGCCAGCATCGACTTGCTGTAGGAGTGCACGAGCGGCGTCTAGGCGATTCTGCGTATGCTGCTGCGCGCCGAGGTTAAGCAACGTGCCGGGATTTGCTACGCCGGGGCCCTGGATACGGGGGGCTCGGACGGGCTGCAAGCCCGGTAGCAGTTGGCCTCCCCCAAGGCCACCTGACCCTGGCAAGTTCCCCAACCCGCCACGAACCCCCTGCCCCAGTCCGGGCAACGCACCCCCACCCACCCCGGGGAGACCTGGGAGGCCAGGAGATAGTCCCGGAAGCTGCGCCATTACCTATAAGGCGGTGTGTTGATGACCTGACCGGGTCCGATAGCCACTTTGGGGTTGGTGATCGTGGTTGACTTCGTCGGCTTTGGCGGCTTCGGCGCGTTCGGGTTGGGCTGACCATACTTCCAGTTCGGAATGTGCATGTTGGCCCTCACCATGTTGACGGCAGTATTCTTCGGTACATTATGCGCCACAAGATAATCGACGAGGTTGTTCGGCCCAGTGATCGCTGCGTTCGTCGGAGGCACATCTGTGGTCTTGATGATGTGGTACCACTGAGGCTGATGCGTCTTCGGGTCAGTACCCTTGTATGAGTTCTTCGGGTCTTTGAGTGCTTGCTGGTAATCACTGGGTACCACAGTGGTTGTGGTGATCGGCTTGCCAGGCTGCGGATTGACGCCCTGATCGAGCCACTGCGCCCAGGTGTTACGCTCTGCCGCAGACACCCGCTGTGAGCTCACCTTTGCCGTAGCCGCGAGCTCAGCCTTGCGGTCGATCATCTGCTGCTTGGTGAGCCCGAGCTGCTGCTGGAATTGCTTCTCCTGATCCGTGAGCCTCTGCTGATTCAGCTTGGTCGTAGCTGCCTGCGCTGCCTTTTGCGCGGCGAACTGACCCTGAGAGAGCTTGAGGCGAGCGTCGTCGTTAGCCAGGGTGTGCACGGTCGCAAGGTGATCCTGCTTTTGCTTGATCGCTGCGAGGTTCTCCTGAGCCTTTTGGAGTGCGTATGTCCGCTCCTGCGTGGTGAGATCGTTGACCTTCTGGTTGACCAGGTCGCCCTTAGTTGCCTTAATGGCATCGATCTGCTTCTGTGCCTGAGCGATGACGTCTTGGAAGTGCCCACGAGCCGTCGCTTCATTCTCGGTCTGGACGAGGGGAAGTACTTGCCCCGCAAATGCTTGCGCCTGCTGCTCGCCTGCTTGCGCGTAGCCTAGAGTATGCAGAAGCTGGCCAGCCGACAGATTGGCAAGCAGTGTCCCCTGATCGTCCAGTCCGGCCGTGAACTCGCCCAGAGCGACAGGGCCGCCGATTTCCTGTGCCATCGCCTGAGCCTCTTGAGCACGACTCTGTTTGAGCTGATTCAGCCGCGTCTGGGCTGCGTTCATGATGCTGCTCGACGCGCCCAGAGCTTCGTTGTAGCCCTGAGTTACTTGCTCTGCGGACCCCTGCGTGTACGGCAGGATGGACCCGAACATGCTCTGGATGCCCGAGAGCGTACGCTGCTGCTGTGAGCCAGCGGTAGCGATATCCGCTTGGTACGGTGCAGTCTGTCCTGAGATAGAGGTCTGCGCTTCGCTCTGAGCAAGGTTGGTGATCTGACTCGGCGTCAGTACCTTCGTGATACCGCTGCCTGCAGGCTGTGCTGGCGTCTTACCCGCCAATCCCGAGGCCGTAGTGACTACTTCGCCAGCCATCAGTGAACGACCAACTGCCCGTTAGCGCCGATAGTTACGCGACCCGGCGCTACTGGCTTGACGAGCATTGAGTTCGGCGGATTCACCGGATTTACCGTATTGACGTAGGGATGTGCCGGTGCGGGGCCCTGTACGTAGATACCGCGGTTCGGGTCATAATGACCGCTCAAGGCTGGAGCAGTCGGAGCAGTCGGAGCAGTCTGAATGTCACCGGGGCCTGTGAACGGTGCTGGTGCTGCAGCTGGCGGCTGTGCCTGGAGCGCAGCGGATGCTCTGGACGCAGCGTCGGCGATGTTCGAGTTCTGCTGGTTGGTGTAGTCACTCGTCAAACCCGCGGCCTGCTCATACAACTGCTGGAGCGTTAGCGGAGTCTGCGTCTGAGTGTTGGCAATGCTCGAGACCATTGGTTCCTCAGCTCGAGCCTGATCCGTACCGCGCAGGCCCGAGAACAATGTGCCGAGGGTCTGATGCTGCTGAGTCACTTGCTCGTCCGCGAGCTGCATCTGGCGCTGCTGATCCGCTATCGACTTATTCGCGTTGGCCTCCACAGAGCCCTGAATGAAGCCACCCGAGTTTGGATCGACGTAGCCCAATTGCTGGAGGATGTCTGAGTACTGCTTGGCGATGTTGCTGCGCAGGATCGCATCCTGAGCCTGATACTGAGCATCGGTGTACGCACCCAGCGGTGACTGCGGAAGCTGTGGGTTGCGCTGCAACCACTGAGCCTGTGGTAGAACTGTCTGAGGCGCTGCAGGAGCGCTTGGAACGCCCGGTGCTGCAGGAGTGTTCGGATCGAACGCGACTGAGCTCATTACGCTCCTTTCGCCAACCAATCGAAGTTTATTCCACCTACCGGAGCTGCTACCTGGAGGTTGATTGTGAACCCCAACGAGCTCTTACCAGACACCCAGTATCGACCACCGGGATCATTGGTAGGTGTTACGCTGAGGGCATATAGCGAGGCAGTTGTACTGAAGGTCACGCCCACAGAGGTGGCCGCTTGAGGGACATTCGCAGTGCCCTGACCGGTGAACTTATTCTGGAAGGCGTCGAAGGCATCTCGGAGGAACAGGACCATCTGCTGAACGACCATGTATCCATCCTGGACGTCATCTCTGTGGGCCTGCATTGGGAAGCGTGTAGTAGCCACTACGTCACCCACACCGGCTCAGCTCGAACGTACCTGCGAGTTGCTGTTATGGCACCCGAACTATTCGAGGATGAATCCACAACAGTTAGTACCTGCGATGCCGTAAGGCCAACCATGCGACCTCTATCGTAGGCTGACGAGTAGTCCGGGTTGTTCTGACCTCCACCCTGGCCCGCCATCGCCTGAAGCGTAATTCCACCCGCTACAAGGCTAAGCGCATACACCGAATAAGTACTGCTGGGTCCAGCATTGAGCCCTAGAGCTCCAATCTCGACCATGTACGTGCCCGCGCGCGGAATGGTAAGCGTCGTCGTCCCCTCCAACGCTCCCGCTTGACCCACGCAGAACCACTTGGCTGCCGCGGTATTCCACTGCAGTACCCACAGAAATGTGGGCGTGGTAGCGTTGTCCGTGTATAGCACCTGCTGGCCATCAGCGGGTGATCCAGGAAGCCCAGTGTTTGGTGGTCCTGCACCCGTAGCGAACGATCCCCACGTACCGTTTCCTAGAAGGACTTTCGTGCTGTCACTAGGAAACCCCGCAAGTTTAGACGCAGCGATACCAGCAGCCACATTGATGTTGGAGTTATCAATGCTGCCGTTGATGACCGCCGCGATGGCGTTGAAGTTCGCGAGGACAACAGAAATATCCTCGGGCTGCCCACCCACCAAGGCGGCGGGGTTGACGATGTTGTAGGCGCCCATTAGGTCACGTACACCGGGATGATAGAAAGACGACGATGCCGCCAGTGACAGGTAGCACCTGTAGAGTTGTACTGCATCTTCCAAACATCTGAGGCTGCTGCTGTGCGCGCTGCTGGACCCAGTGTGTGGGTGGTGGCAAAGTTGGTGCCAGTACCGCTGATGGTAGTAACGTCAGTAGTACCAAGACCACCAGCACCGAGCTTCATACCTGTGACGCAGTTGTTACCGACAGCCGCCTGCTGCGTCTCGGCGGTAAACTGGTAGATGTACCTACCCGCTCGAGGTATCGTAAACGTCGGACCAACTGTGGTGAGGTCGAGGAAGCCGTTAGTTGAGGACGTCTCATCCGCATCCACTTCTCCCGCCCACGGCGAACCACCGATGAAGAACCACTTAGTCGCAGTCTGAGACCACTGAAACAGCCACGCGTAGGTCGGTGTGGTGATGTTGTCGGTGAGGATCGCCTGCTGACCATCTGTGGGTGAGGCAGGTAGTGTCGTTGCCGGCGTGCCTGGTCCAGCAAACCCCGCAGCAACAACCTTCCACGTACTATCTCCCGCTAGGTACTTCGTCCCATCGGTGGGGTAACCGGCGAGCTTTGAGATAGCAATGGCTGCTACGGCGCTGACGTTGGAATTGTCGAGGTTGCCGTTGATGATCCCAGAGATAGCGTTCAGGTTCGCCAAGACCACAGAGATGTCTTCGGGCTGACCCGCTACCAGGGAGCTAGGGCTGATAACGTTGTAGGCGGTCATCAGGTCAGGAATACCGGTCGGAGGGACATCTTACGGATGCGGAAGTTCGATGATCCACCGCCGTCTTGGTACTGCATCTTGATGACCTGAGCCGCACCGATACCCGCAAAGGTACGGGGTGAAACCGTTCCTGTCGCCTGCTCGCTCGTCGCTCGGTGCGGGATACTAATCGACGTGTTGCTTGTCGTGACGGGTAGAACTCCGTTGATGTTGATTCCGACGTAGTTCATTGCTACGGCGTTAATGTAGGTCTCTGCGCTCCAAGCGATCTGGTACGTCCCCGCGCGAGGAGTAGTGAAGGTCGGGCCCACAGTCGCTAGATCCCCGAAGGTGCCAGTACCGCTACGGTTCTCGTCGGTGTCAACCGAACCGATCCAGTCAGCACCGCCAATGAAAGTCCACCTAGACAAGGAGGCATTCCACTGCATCAGCCATGAGTACGTCGGTACAGTCACGCTGTCCGTGAGAAGCGCCTGTTGGCCGTCAGTAGGCGAGGCGGGTAGAGTTGTAACCGGTACACCGGGACCAGCCGAGATTACTTTCCACGTGCTATCACCTGCTAGGTATTTCGTACCGTCAGTGGGGTAGCCCTGCAGCTTTGAGATGGCGATCGCTGCTGCCACGTTGACGTTGGAGTTGTCGATTCCACCGTTCAGTACCGTCGCAAGAGCCTGAAAGTTAGCTAGGACTACTGAGATGTCCTCAGGCTGACCAGCGATCAGGCTACCTGGGTTGACGACGGTATAAGCGCCCATCAGCCTCTCAACCCCAATACCATGCCCTCAAGCGTTACGAGGTAGATCGCCCACTCACCAGCAGTAAGCACGTATTCTCTCGCTCCGGCCTCGATCAACCTTCTACCCACACCTGTGGTCGTGTCGGAGAATCGAAGCTGGAAGTGGCGGCCGTACGCATCGGAGTTCCACAGAGCTTCCTTGAGCAGTGAATCAGGTCCCCACGTACCTACGCCCCAGAGGTCTGTCACTGCCCACAGATCTGCGCCAGCGGACATATCGATGCCGATGGTCTTGTAGAGTGCGGTTTGGAAATCTCGGCGAATCTGTACCGTCACTTGCCCGCGGCCGAGAAAGCGCATACGACGGATATACTTCGTGCGAGTTGGTACACCGAAATCAATCGGCCCAGTCTCCATGGTCGCCGTGAACGTCGCTCCATCGTCTGTCCCTACGAGCGAAAAGAGATATAGGAACTTGTTCGTGGTCGAATGAGCGCCGTATAGGTACTCAGTCGTTCCCACTCGCACGCGAGTAAAGAATCCTGCCGGCATGCGGTGAAATACCCACGGACCGATGAGGCGCGTACCATACACGGTCAGAGGTCCTAGACGCGGGTAGTACTCGATCTGGAGAGTCGGTACAGTGCTACCAACCTCGGGAAGTGCCCATCCAATCTGGTTCTGGTAGACGTAGGCAGATACCCCGCTAAGAGCGTTCAGGTTGAGGATCTCTTGCCTGAAGAGCGGGTCTAGCTTGACGCTAATGATGACTGAGGGCCCAGAGTTATCGAACTTGGCGATACCTCGCCGACTCAGGAAGTAAATATCGCCCTCAAACTGGATCATCGAGAAGTGGCTCTCGCATCCCTTCTCAAAGTCGATGATGCGGTTGGCGAACGTCACTGGGTCGTAGAGGGTTGAGATGCGAGTTCTCTTGGCTACAATCAAGACCAACCCATCAGTTCCCAGGCAAGTGACGAAGTCCCCATCACCCTTCGAGATATCCACCCACGCAGCAGCAGGCCACGTCTCAGCATCACCCGGAGCGCTTGAGTAGACACGGTCGTCGTTGCCCGTGATACCACTCATCCACATGGTATCCTTGTAGAGCCTCAGGTACTTACCCTTGGGCGCGCTCGCGAAGGCGGTGTAGACACTGCCCGTCCATGAGCAGTATGAGTCCACACCATTGGACATGTAGACCTTGCTGTTGAACGTCTCGTAGGAGAATCGTGCCGTCGTCGAAAGTCCTGTAGCGATCTGAGTCCACACGACGGGGTTAGCGGTGGCATCGTTGGTGTAGTACAACGTACCCGCGCTGGTGTGAATGATGACCTGAGGTGAAGCAGCTGACCCGCGGTAGAAGGTATACATGGAGAGAATGTTGCCGGTTGTGGGGCCGTTAGAAGTACAGCCCAACCGCTTACTCCAACCGCCACCCTCATCCAGCGTACCATTCTCAGAGGCTCGAAGCTCGTTCTGAGCCAACTGAGAGATCACGTCGCGGATATTTACTCCGCCCGTGAAGCCCTGGGTCTGAACGACCGCTTCTTGAACGCCCGCGGCGCTAGGTGCCTTCGTAGCCATAGCTCGGTAGATCCGCGATTATCAGGTCCGCTACGTGAGTCACTTCTCCCCAGTCATCGAGGACTGACGTGTCCACAGTTGGGTCCAGAAGGTTCAATTCCTCTACCCGACGACGAATATAGTCCTCAACAGTGAGGTCGGGATTGACTTTCCTGACCATAGCCCAATCCCCAAGCCACTTCGCTACATCCTCGCGAGTGATGGGTATGTCCTTCGCGGCTAGAGCCATGTGTTGTCCGGCGAGACGCGGTCGAGTTGCTCGCCCATCATCAGCTCTTCGTCATCCCGCATATCGTCGAAGATCTCTTCGAGGTCCGTTTCGACGACCGCAGCAAGTGAGGGCTCGTTTGCGCGCCTATGGCAGCGAATCAAACTGGCTAGGATGATTGCCTCGTCTAGGTGCTGTGGCGTGATCGGCTGATCGTTCGGGTTCGCAAGAGCTGCAACTCGCTGGTGGTAGTACACGAGGAAAGCTCTCGATGCTGATGGCGGTGGGAGGATGTAGATGGCCTGATTGAAGATGTAGTACTGGCTCGGTTCGCCCTGATTGGAGGTCGCAGTCAAGTCCAAGCCGAGGTTAGGCCAGAATTGATCGTCGTCCATGACCTTCAACCTCCGTTGCTGACCAGCTGTGGTCACAACAACCTTGTCCACGGACTTGACGTAGGGCAATTCCCCACCGACTGCAGGCCATAGAGGAAACTGAAAAGTGCCCGGAGTCATGGTCAGCGCATCAGTCGTCTGCTCCCACAGCCACTGTGAACGCCTGGCTACGTGAAAGTAACCACGATTGACGAAGGTCGTCAGATCCCCTTGCGAGAACCCGTCGAATCCGCGGGCCTGAAGCTCGGCGATGTAGTCCGAGAGGTAGTACTTACCAGCGGTATCAGGCATCCAGGCTCCTTGGAATCGATACAGGCAAGGGCAAGCGTGGGGCCTTACCCTCCTCACGTAGAGCGTGGGCCAGTTTCTCGCCTACGATGTTGATCTGCTCGCGACCTGCTGCTTCTTTCGCAGCGTCGAGCTCGTCCTGTTCGCGCTCAGCGGCATCGTACGGATCACGGTGACCCCTCCAATGACTGTCACTACTGAGCAATCTGTCGAGCGCTCTGGCGTCAAGACAGTCGGTCGAGAAGATGAGATAATCGGTGCCGTTCTCGTGGCCAGTGAAATGGAACCACCCAGTATCAGGGTCCATCTCAATCGTCACACGGTCTTCGTACAGTTCGCGGACTTGGCGGACGACGGACAGAACATCATCCTCCAACGTTACCAAGCGACCCCCGGCATAGAAGCGCTTGATCGCGTAGAGTCTGTTGTTCTTGTCCATCGTCCGCCTCGGCTCATCCCTGGGACTACGGAATGTCGTCCGCGAGGTTGAAGACCGCGCCCTGGGTCTTGCGACGCTCGACGCCGAGGTCACTGTACTTGTACAGCGTCCCCTTGTAGGCGTCGGTGTCCGGGCTCTCGACCTTCCTGAGGATCGCGCCGTCCCGGTTCATCCAACGGAAGTCCTGACCGTTGAGGTTGATCCAGAGGAAGCCGTCGATATCCAGGAAGAACATGTACTGCTTCGGGCAGTCGTCATCGAACAGCAGCGGGAGACCGTTGTAGTCGATGTACTTGAACCCGCCGTGCATGGTCCCAGCGTTGGCGTCGTTCCACCGCTTCTGGGCCTTGAGCGTGTTGACGTACCGGCGGCGGATACCGCGGGTCGTGATGATGAGATCCACTTCCCAACCCTCAGCGCCGATCTGATCCAGCATGAGCTGGCCCTGATCTTCGTCGAAGGTGACGTTCCCGCCGTCCTGCTGCTTCGCCTTCCAGTACTCGTTGCCGGCCACAGAGGCGTCGATGCCATGAAGGACGTAGTTCTGGGACAGGTCCGAGCGGGTGATGTTGCGCAGCCCGTTGATCTCGGCCTTCCAGTTTCCTTCGACCGCGAGCACGTGAGTGCCCGGGGTGGTGGTAAGATCCGACCCCGAGTACGTGACGACCCGGGTCCCTGTGGTGATGGCAGTGATCTGGACACGCGCACCAAGCACGGCGTCCGTCGACTGGTTGACTACGTCCACGAACATGCCGACCCTGAGGTACTGCAGGTTGTCGACCGTGACCGTGTTCGCACCATCAGCAGTGATCTGGCACAGCGTACCGCGCTGATCACCAAATGCCTGACGGTTCATGTCCTTGCGGAGGTCGTTGACTGCACCCACAGTCTCAGCCTCAAGCAAGCGCAGGTATGCCCCAACCGACCGCTCTGAGACCTCGAGCGCGTAGCCGGTGATCAAGATCTGCTTGTAGAGCTTGCGGATCTTGTCCATGAGGTCCTGCCAGCCCTGCTGGCCAGGAGTCGGCAGTGTTGCGTTCTCCGCACGAGCAGTACCGGACTCGTTGCGGCTGGTGTGCACTGCGATGACCCACTGGCGGCCGGCGAAGTCGACCTGACTTGCGTCGCGCGAGATACCGTTGTAGCTCATGGTCTCGCCTTCGGCGGCGTTGAACGTGCCTGAACCCGACTCGAGCTCGTCCGGCGAGTAGCCGAAGAGCAGAATCGCACGCTGGTTCACCATCTCCCGAACTACAGGAAGGTAGTAGTTCTGGAGAACGGCATCAGCGCTTGTCGTTGTCTGTGCCACTGACTACCCTCCTACCCTTGGCCTTTGCCCATCACCAGGAGTCTACATACGACTCCCGTAAGGACTGTTGATGGAGCGACTTCGTGCATCGCCACGCTTGCTGCGCCTGAGCTGTCGAAGACCTGGAGTTTGTTGTTCGTGTAGTCCCACCCAGACTCCCAACCAGCAGTCTTGGACCCAGACCCAAGGACCAGATAAATCAGTCCGTTGAGTCCAAGTGCAAGCTGCTGAGCAGTGAGTGGATACCCGCCTGCGGGGTAGTTTCCGTCGAGTGTGACGTCCACGATCCTGAAAGCCAGATCGCCGGCAGCCCCACGATCAACGATTTGCGGTGTGGCTGCCATTCACTTCCCTTCTACTCGTTAGAGATTCCGGGGAGTTCGCCACGCTTGATCGCTTCCTCAGCAGCACGCGAGGCCTGCCTGAGGTTAGTGAACTTAACCGGAGGTGCCCCAGCAGGCGCACTACCGGGTAGCGAAGGCGTTCCCCTATTGCCGGTTCGGACTGCTGCCCCGAGCTCAGAGTCACGGTACTCGATGAATGGCTGGCGTGCGGCTTTTGCCACGTCGTCATAGGTTCGGAGTTCCACTCCGGGCGGCGGGTTCCGCAGGGTCTCTGCGATGGCCATCAGCTTCAGCCTTTCAGGGATCACGTGCTCGTCTGCTGTGTCCAGTTCGTCCCAAGCCGAGATAACGGCGTTCAGCTGAGCGTTAGCAGTGGCCTCCTGCTCACGCTTTTGTAGCTGATCGACATACTCGAGGCGTTGCTTATCCTCAGGTGACATTTGGGCCGGCGCAGGCGGTGGCTCCTCAATTCCCTCGGCTGGGACCGTCGGATTCGCTCCTGCCTTAGCAGCAACGATCCCCTCTATGACGTCCTCCGGCAACTCAAGGGTGCGAGCCAACGACTCCACTGTACCAATGGGGTCCTGAATGTAGGCCGCCTCAAACTCGGCGAGTCGACGCAAGGAGTCAGCGTCGTAACCTAGCGCTGTGAGGTCCTCGAAAGGCTTGATCGCAGCGTATCGGTCGTTAACCTCCTTGAAACGGGCATAGGGAATCGACTCTGGAGTACCACCATCAGCACCGCTATCGGGTGTATACGGCTCCGCAGCCGGAGGTGCTGGTGGGGTCTCTGGTGCTCCGCTACCCGGTACTGCGCCCGCGTCAGGATCGACCTCGTCGGCCCTCATGCGAGCTGCCATTTCGTTTGCCATCCCACTCATTAGATCCTCTTTCCTACCCTACGCTTTACGTCCTCGACGACGGTTGGGGTTCGGATGCTGGAATCGATTTGCCCGGCTCCCTTGGGCCACTTGCGCCAATGCCCTTCTCCTGCAGGAATGCCTTCGCCATCTCTCGAGCCTGGACCACAGTCTTGGGAGCCGTGGCCTTGTCGAGAGACTTCGCATCCTGCCGGTTCTTGGCAAGCCTCCTTATATCCTCCACCTTCACGAAACTGCCCTGCGAGGTCCTGATCGCAAGCCCCTCGAGTGCTTCGATCACCTCGTCAGGAATATGGAGGGAATCGTCCATCTCTACCTCCGAATGATCTCTGAGGTAGCTGCGAGAGGGACGTTGATATCGCTCTGGATCTCGTCGCCCACGTGCACCTTGATCCACACCTCATCCTGCTTGTCCGCAGGAATGAGGAACTGTGGAGCTTCGAGTACTGTTGCGCGACGGCCCTGCAAGCGGTGCGGTACTGCCTCGTGCTTCTTGAGGACAACCGAGTCCTCGACCGTCAAGGGCCTCATGAACTCGCCCTCATGCTTTCGGTGCTTCGGGACCGTAGCAACTTCGACGTCCCTTACTCCCTCGAGCATCTCGACCGTCGCATCGTTGACTGTACCCTCATGCTGCGCCTTGGCACCCGCAGAGGGGTCTACGAGTGCCGGGTCGAACGAGCTGGGTGAGATCGTATGAACCTCGAGCACTGGCTCGGGCTCTGGCTCTACAGGTGCTGCCTCGTAGGTAGTCACCTCTGTGGACGCCCCACCCGTATTGCCTGGATCCTGGGGCGGACCCTGCTCGACCGCAGGTAGCTCTGCACCCTCGGGTACAGTTGGCTCCGCAGCCTGGTCTTCTTCTGTCCCCATTTATCCTCCTGGGGTTATTGTGGCCTGATCTGCCTGGCCACGGTTTTTACCTGTCCCCCAGCAATCACGTCTGGGACTGCGGAGGTCGAGCGGAACGTGTCCGTACCACCAGGTGGCGTTGTTGCGCCATTCTGTCCCGGTGACGCTCCGCTCGGAGGCGTCGGAGGTCCATCCGGCGCACCCTTGGCAGCCATGAGTTGAGCAGCCTGCTGCTGTTGCTGTTGCTGCAACATCTGCTGGTGCATGGCTATATGTTCGTCGAAGAGCCGGACGACCTCGGGCCGACTCACCGAGAGATCATCGAACTCCTCGTCCATCATGATCGAGGTATGACGCTGGATATGGACCTGATGATTGTGCCACGCCTTCACCGGCACCGCAGCACTCAGCTTCTGGAATCCCTCAGCACCCTCACCTACCTGGCCTTCGGGGTTCGTCTGAGCACCCCAGACGCCGTGAAGCATCATGTTATTCTCACGGTTCGCCTGAGCGATGGACTTGTCTACGTCGTTTGGCTCACCCGAACCCAGCTCCAACATCTGCTCGATTTGGTGCGGATCTTGGATCACCCCCATGGACACGAGCTCCAACGTGTACTGCTGCTTCGCAGCCTTGCTCCTCGGCATCGCACTGCCGGCCTGAGTCACTACATCGGTGTTGTTCTTCAGGTCGCTACCCTTGAACTTGAGGACGTCGAAGATGCCATCACGACGGTAGAACCTCAGGATTCGCTGGAAGGTGTAGAATTGGCTAAACCGCTCCAACGTAAGACTTCCCATCATCGCGACGGCCTGCTCGAGATTGTCCACAGTGGGCGCGATCTTGGTATCGTCCTCCTCCTGCATGTACGCCACTGCTACACCCGAGCGCGCGCCGGAGGGGACGTTTCCGCGCGACACCTCGCTTTGGCCACTGATCTCGAGGATTTGTTCTCGGAGCCCGGCCAACAGGTTCTCGACCTGCTGTGGCATCGCCATGCCCTGCACGGGCGCAGGAGGAGGTACGTTCGGCACATGCCTATACCGCACGATGGACCCAGCGATGTTCTTTACCTCACCCTTGATCTTGTGCTGTGTCGCCACGATCCACATGGGGTTAGCCATGTAATCCTTGTTCTCGATCAGCTGGGAAACTGTCTTATCGATCTCCAAATTCGGCCCACGGATGTGGGTGATGACGGCATCCGGCCAAATGGATGCACTGGGAATGTGCTGGAAGAAAGCGAAGGGAATTCGGTTATCCTGGTACGGGAACGTCTCCGCAGTGTCCAAAACGACCTTATTGGAGGTCCAACGGCACCAATACCCCTTTTCGAGGAACTTTGAGTAGTAATTGCCCGCTGGGAGCCAATAAGTGCTCACTCGACACCCGTTTTCGACTCTGTTGCTGTCCTGAGAGATCCCACCGCCGATACCGGCTCTCGCAATCATCCTTTGCTGCATCGTACCGAGCTGGAGGCTCTCATCGACCTGAATCTCGTCCGCTTTGGACGGGTACATCTGCTTTAGGACGTCCACATCCACGATTTCGTCGGTAATCAGGTCCCCAATCTGATCAAAGTCCGACGCGAGCTCGTCTGGGAGCAATTGGAACGGTGAAAAGACCTTGTAATCGACCTCACCGAGCGGATATCGCTCCATATCGAGACTTTCGAGCTCTCCGTGGTCCAACATGTCCTTCAATTCGTCCTGTCGGGCCTTAGAAAACGTCGCTTCACCCGTCGCTGGGTCTATCATGAACTCCACGAAGCCGGATTTGTCGTTGGTGTGGTCCCAACCGATGTACGTAGCGCCCAAACCCGTCTGAATCATCCACCACAAAGCCTGTTTTCGCAGCCGCATGAGCTTAAACTTCCACTCTGCGTACTCCAAAGCGCTCTTTCCGACCTTCGTAGCGGCAATATCCTGCGCCTCGTCGGAGTTGGCGATGATCTCCATGACCGGTTTGTTCTTCGTGAGCTTCGCGAGCTCCGTACGCGCGACCGTGAGCGCGTGGTTAATGACCAATCGCGGCTTCTTATGGTCCCAATCAAGGCTCCAGGTGAGGTCACGGTCCTCGAATCGACCCATCGTCGGATCCCAGCGGCTGTAGTGATCGCCCGCAACCAACGCCAAGTTATTCCACCACAGGGCCTCAAACGGGCGACGGAGATTTAGGCGACGATCCCGCGCTTGCTCCAGCGCATCGATCAGGTCTTTCTGGTTGGTTGCCTCACCGATTCTCACTTCTCATCCTTCGCCTCAGGGAAGTCCTCCATCAACAGCTGATCCTCATGCTGCGCGAATTCTTCGGACCGCGATCCGAGCGATCCCCACCTCGGAATGACCTGCGTCTCCTCCTCCGTCTCATCGCCTGGCGGGAAGAATCCGCCCTCCTCAGCCGTCTGAGTCTCCTCGATGGTGATGAAGTCTTCCCACCGAATCGCCATCAGGCGGTTGAGCAACGCTGTCATCTCTCTTTCGTGACGTTGACTTGCACGAGTGCGTTCGAGGGACGCATCACGAGCGCCTTGACGGATCGCTACGGCAAAAGCTACGCCTAACACTGAGAACAATGCCAGAGCGACAATGCCGAAAATCAGAAGAGCTGTCACGCGTCCGTACTCGCAAACTGCATGCCGATGCGCCTTGCCCGACGCTCCATGCTGTCGTTCTTCGCCTTTAGGTCATGGATCTCTGTCTGCAGCGTCCTGATCTCCTGCCGCAGGCCCGCGCGCTCGTCGAGACTCAGCATCCCAACCATGCCGCCCATCTTGGCGATGCAATCCTCGCACAGGATGGCGGGATCGTTCCAGTTAATGTCCCGCTCCAAGTCCACGAACCGCACCGGATCTCGGTCGTCGGTGACGTTGCCTCGCCCACAGTTCAGACACGGTGCAGGTGTAACCTCGATCAGGTGCATAATTCCTCCTAAACATTGAGAGGCGCCACTAGCGGCCCAGTGACGCCTCTCAGGTGTCGCCGCGAACTACGTGACGGACGTAGTGCCTTCGAGATACCCGTCAACGCCGGCAACGCGGATCACGACCGTACCCGTGAAGTCCTGCGGATACGTCACGGACGATGCGCCGTTGTTCGCAACCGTGCGAACGAGGGACAGGGTAGCCTCGCCGCTCGAGCCGGCATAGATGCCGACTACCTGGGCGGGATCGAACTCCGGATCCCAATTGATCCCCAGCGTCTTCCGCTGGTAGAACTCGAG